AATGCGGAGTGTGCGAGGAAGGCAGGATTTTCTGTGAATGTGGCTCCGAAAACAGCCTCTGTTTTGTTAAATGGAAAGGATTACCCTCACGTAGTAGACCACATAAAAGAGTTAAGGGAGGAAAGAGAACGCCAGTACGGAGTGACTTTGATTGGTCAAATGAAAAGACTAGCTGAGTTGTCAAAAGGTGCGGAGGATGTTGGTCAGTATTCAGCGGCAATCAATGCAGAAAAGATTCGATCCGCGTTGGGTGGATTAACAATCGACAGAAGAGAAACAGTTAACCGAATAGATGATATGACAAGAGAGGAAATCATAGGACGACTAGCTGATCTTCAGAAAAGATATCCGCATGCATTCATTGAGGGAGAATTCAAAGATGTCACGAGGTCCGGAAGCGAATTTTTGGACAGCGATTCGCAAGAAACTACCAAGGAATTGTTACGCTTGGAGGTTGGAGAACAGAGTCTCAGCAGGGATGCCTGATCTTTATATCGTGTGGGAATCAATATCGTTTTGGATAGAACTAAAGGTAATCAAAAGTAATAAAGTGAAATTGAGTCCACAGCAAATCGCTTGGCATACCTCTCATAGCCATGCAGGGGGCCTGTCTTTTATCTTAGCCAAGCACCAAGGGACGGGTAGCCTATATTTATTTGAGAGCCATGAGGCGAGAACCTTGGCCTCTGATGGGGTGTTCCACACTCAAGGTTCTAGGCTCGAGGATATTGAGTCCGTGTTCCAGGCGATCCGCGATCAAGCTGAACAAACCCTGCGACCCTGCGCCGTGTATCATGAAGCGTTTGCCCAATAAAAAACCCCTCCGAAGAGGGGTTGGTTCTTAGATTGGAGGACTAAGAAACTGGTAGTAATTCTGCGTCCTGCGACCCTGCGTGTCAAGTCTTGCGACCCTGCGCCCTTGTATATGATCTTCGCAGCATAGACCCAGGGTGGGGGACAATGTCCCCCGTGGTTGGATTAGTCCAGCCATTGTTCGGCATCGGCTCCGGTGGGTAAGCCTAAAGCTTCGCATACTTCCCACATAGCATCGCATATGGAATCCCATTCTTTATCGTAAATGTGATCATGCTCTGGAAAAATAGGATCATGCTCTGGAATGCATTTCTCTCGATATTCGTGTAAGGCATTCCAAATAGTATTCATATTTTGTGCCGGTGTTTTGTGTAACATGTTCATCGCGTAACTCCTCAATGGAAACTGTAGGAAACATTCGCTACGTTTGCATCCCAACAACTCCGGCAATCGAGACACTTGTTACCTTGTGAACTGGCAGGACAAGCTTGGCCAAACGGGGATCGATCCTTGTGAACGGTGGAAGTGTGCGCCCATTTGTTAGACGCGGCAGAATCAATTTTGGTCGCGCTCATGCGAACAATAGCATTGTCTGGCTGTTCCGTTTGCGCGAGAGCATCTTTCCAAATGGCAGGTTCTTTGGACGGTATCCAATGTTTGATCTCTGGAGTCTGTCGGCAAACTTCCAAGATATTGGTTGCCATTTGTACGCTTTGCACGTCGCCAGAATCGAACCAACGAAAGTATCCATTGGTGCAGAATTGGCGTAGTTCTTGGACCATCTTTGGTACGAATTCCAAACTGGTCATAAAATCCATGCGTCGTTGCATGGCGTTTCGGGTGTTGGGCATGCGGTAGAAACCCTTGAGCGCATAGCAATCGTGACAAACCGTGCCCTCAATCTCTGCGAGTTTCGATCCTGTTTTGCATGCTCGAGCGTCTAGCGATATAGCCGGACAAGGCATCTTCGACGGGTGTGAAAGTATTTTAGATTTCATGGTTTAGTCCTCCCAAATAAAACCAAATGTATTATATCACAGAAACTAGTGTAATCAAACTCTGCGGTCCTGCGGTCCTGCGTCTTGCGATCCGATGTTTTTGATATGTAAAAAACCCAGGGCATTGCCCTGGGTTTTCGTTTCATGTTGACTCTACCCCTTTGGCGACACTCAGATCAGAAATAACTTGTTCTTCTTCCTGTTCATCATCAAAATAATCAAAAAGACAATCGTCACATATATAGCCCAAATCGTCACAAATTGGACAACCATCATTTCGCCCTATTATAACGGGCTTGTTTTCTGCGTTCATTATGAAGCCCTCAGTGTGTCGTATTGCTGCAGAAAGAATGGGGCATTATGCCCCTTCCTCCTTAACCAAATACACTGTGCCGTTATCGCTATACACAAACCAACGACCGGCATTTAGTGTGCATACTGCGTAAACTTTCATCCACGGTGTTTCTCCACAATCGTAGTTTAAAATTTCGGCAGTCTTGCCTTCAAAGATATCAAAATGACTAACGAGATAAAGCCTTTTATCCGGTCGTTGTTCTGCGTCGGTGATAACGAACACGTCATGCTCACCGTCACCATAACCGTTGGGATAATAAAAAGTACCCGATTCTGTTCTGATTGCTAGGCAACCGGCGTCACACCCGTATGTATACTGTTCCATTATTCGCCCTCCAAATAGGTATCAATTTCAGTTTCGACATTTTCAATACTGTTAGTCCAATCGGTCACGTCATAGTCAAAATCTTCGACCTCGCCGTCCAACTCAGAACTAACCTCGTCTAATTTACTGCGGGCCTCTGATAGTAGGCCCGATATTTTTTCCAACTCTTTTTTAATATCCATTTTGTGTCCTCCAATTTAAGACACATAAAGTGTAACACAAAAACTAGTGTAGTGGTAACTTTTTTCTAGCTGACCGACCGCCAGGATGTTGTTAACTTAACCGCAGCTGCAGCCGCAGCTGCCTGCTTCTTGTCACCTATAGAAAGTCTGCGCTCCTGCGCGGGTTCATATAGAAAGTCTGCGTCCCTGCGGGCTCTGCGAGTCTTGCGGTTCTGCGATAATATATGGTGTGAAATGTTCACTGGTGCAGTAGTTCGCTGCCGTTTGATGGATCGATCCGTACCAGTTGGCAAAAAAAAGCCCCACCGAAGTGGGGCACATAACAGAGGACACTGTTATCCGTAAACGTTTATCTCTATCTCTTTAGGTGTAAATTTTATTTTCATGTGTCCGCTTCTAGCAAGCATGTTGACCATGGAATTACTAAGGGGTATCCATTCGACGAAATCGTCACCGCCAACAGCACTACGGCATTTTTCCCAAAGGTCTTTGGTCTTAGGTGAGAAACCTTGAGCGTAGATAACGTGACACTTTTCGAGGTGTTTCATCCAATCAGCTTGAACGGTCCCTGCCATCAGATAGATACCGTCATCCTTGACTAGGTGCAAACCAAAGTCTTTGGTGTTTTCACCGTAGGGAACCTTACGGTCGTTATTACGCATAAACTCCAACATACGTGGAAACTCTTTACTCTTAAAGGTCAGCGTTGTCATTTCAAAGCCTCCTCAATCTTATAAACTGCATCAGGGCTAAAGCCTCCGATGTTCCACTCAGTGATGTCCTCAAGGTTGAGACCATCAGCACCGCAATAGTTTTTGCCATCTTTCCAATTGTAAAGCGTGGCAACCGTGCCATCTTCAAACTTGAAAGCCCACTCAGCGTCCGTCTTGTAAGCGTCACCCTGAGAGTGTGGGTTACCTAGTTTGTCGATGATGTTTTGAAAGGTAGAGGTAGTGTAGCCCTGCAAGTGTGAGCCATTTACCTCTCTGTCTGTTGCTTGTTCCATTTTTAGTCCTCCAAAGGAGGGGCGAATGCCCCTCCGTTATTATGCCAAATCCCCGAAAAGATTAAACCGCTCTTTCCACTCAGGCTCTGCGTACACTAGCCGTCCGTGATCAAGAATGTCGGCACGGTATACGTCACCGTATTCGTACTCGCCTTCAGGCATGAGACAAGACGTAGCTGATGTGAACCATCGCGCATAGGGGTCTTTATCTTCATTCTCAGGCTTCTTGTAGGTTTTCAGGATACGCCATTCGAAACCATTAGCACCTTGATAGATTGCATAAGGCTTCTCAGCGTCGCGGGTTTTACCAAATGGATTACTCATATCTTTTGTCCTCCGTTTTAAGACAAGTAAATTATAACACACAAAACACAAGAGTACACAAGTTTTATTTTACTCTGCGACCTTGCGACCTTGCGGTTTTACTTTTTTAAGGGGTAGCAGCCGAAATAAAAAAGGGGCTCGAGGCCCCTTTCAGTTATTCGTGAATGGTGTCTACGTGCTCAAGACCTTCATCTAATCGCATTAGTATGCCCTGCAGCCGCGCACTCCACTCTTCCGAATCAGTATGAACAACAGGCATTTTAATAGTGGGTAAAAGACCGGTTGGTTCTCCT